CTATATGGCAACAACAAAGATAGATATATGTGCAAGAGCATTAGTAATGATAGGAGCAAGTCCTATTACTTCTTTTGCAGATGGCACAACAGAAAGTACAGTAGCAAGTAACTTGTACGAAGACACAATTAAAAATATGTTATCAAGTTATCGTTGGAGGTTTGCTAGTAAACAAGCACAATTATCAAGATTAACTGATGCACCAGATCATAAATGGGATAGTGCATATCAGTTACCTTCTGAGTTAGTAGGATTACATGGTGTTTTTGTAAATGATATGCCTATAAAGTTTGAAAGATACGGAGATATGGTTTATAATGATGCAGTATCAACTGATAAAGTATATGTAGATTATACTTTTTATGATACTTCTTTATCAAATCCAGAAATATTTTTTCCAGCTTATTTTATATTTACAGCAGAATTAACATTAGCTTCTATATTTGCTTTTTCAGTAGCACAAAATACTGGATTATCAGAATTGTTAGAAACAAAAGCTAACAGACAATTAGCAATAGCTAAAAATATTGATGCACAACAAAGAACATCTAGTAGGCTTCGAGTTACTAGATTTAATAATACTCGTAACTCTACTGGACTTGGTAAAATAGAAGGTTTAGTGGAGTAATAGTGGCAAAAACAAGATCAATACTTAGACAACTTAAAACAACTTTTCAAGCTGGTGAATTAGATCCACTTATGAATATGCGTAGTGATGTAAATGCTTATGCAAATGGTGCTAAAGAAATGCAAAACGTAGCATTATTTTCACAAGGTGGTTTTAAAAGACGTAATGGTACAAAACGATATGCAAGTTTGCCTGGTAATGCTAGATTAATTGGTTTTGATTTTGATGATAATGAACAATATATTATGGCATTTAGTAATGAAAGAGTAGATATATATTACTTAGAAACAAATGCACTAGCACAATCAATAACAGGATGTCCTTGGACTACTAGTATATTATTTGATATACAGTTTAGTCAAGCTGGAGATACTATGATTATAACACATCCTAGTATGGCAACACAAAAAATACTAAGAACAGGTTTAACTACATTTACAAGAACAGCTTTCTCATTTGATGAAGATGCAGAAAATGTATATCAACCTTATTATAAGTTTGCAAATGCTGGTGTAACTTTAAGTGCTAATGGATCAACAGGTTCTGTGACAATCACATCAAGTGCTGATCATTTTAATGCAAGTTATGTAGGTGTTTATCTTAAAATAGAAGATACTACTTTAGAAATTACAGGACACACAAATGCAACTACAGTTACAGCTACAGTAGAAGGCACATTAAGAAAACAACTTATTACAGATCCTTTTACTACAGAAAATGGTACAAAAGTTATTACAGTAAATGATCCTTTACATGGTTTAACAAATGGAGCATCAGTTACTTTTAGTGGATCAAATAGTATAGAAGGTATATCAGCAAGTGATATTAATGGTAGTAAAACTATAGCAGTATTAAATGAAGATACTTATACAATTACTGCTGGTGGCAGTGCAAATGCTAACAATACTGCCGCTGGTGGTGGAACAGCAGTATTTATTACAAGTAGTGGACAAGCTAACTCAAGATGGGAAGAACAAGTATTTAGTGCAGTACGAGGATATCCAGCATCATCTACATTTCATGATGGTAGGTTGTGGTTTGGTGGTTCATCAAGTTTACCAGATTGGGTATGGGCATCTAAAGTAGATGAATATTTTAATTTTGATGTAGGAGAAGCAAATGATAGTGACAGTATACAATCATCTATTGGTGCATCACAAGTAGCTGATATAAGACATTTATCTTCTAATAGGCATTTACTTATATTTACAGCAAACGGAGAGTTTTTCTGTCCACAAGCAAATTCAGCAGTATTAACTCCAGCAAATTTTACAGCAAGAAGACAAACTACACATGGATGTAGTCACGTTAATGTAAAATCTTTAGAAGGTGGCGTATTGTTTGTTCAAAAACATGGTAGAGCAGTTAGAGAATTATTATTTACAGATTTAGAATTATCATATTCTGCTACAAATGTAAGTGTATTAGCTAGTCATTTAATTAATACACCAATAGATATGACTATATTACAAGGCACAGCAGAGCGACCAGAATCATATGCTATATTTATAAACTCAGATGGTAATGCTGGTGTGTTTCATGCAGTACGTTCTGAAAAATTAGCTGGTTGGACAGAATGGAAAACAACATCTGGTGCTTCTTATAAAAGTGTAGAATCAGTAGGTAGCAGATTATTTTTTACTGTATTTAGAAACAGTAGTTATTTTATAGAAGAAATGGGCACAGAAGATAATACATTAGATCATAGCACAACCTTTACAATAGGAAGTGCTGGTACTACATTTACAGGATTAACTAATTATGCTAGTAAAACAGTAAAAGTAAGAAGTGGTAATTTTTATATGGGTGAATTTGCAGTTACAAGTGGTGGAGTATTAGAACTATCAAGTGGTTTTGACACTACAACAATTACAGTAGGATATGATTACGAAGTATCTGTAGAAACTATGCCAGTAGAAACAGTATTACCAAGTGGTAGTATGCAAGGTAAACCTAAAAGAATAAGTAAAGTAGTATTAGGTTTAGACTCTGCATTAGCAACTACAGTATCAAATAATCGTTTAATACTTAGACAAGTTACAGATGATCTATCTTTATCACCAACAGCAGTATCAGGTAAAAGAGATTTTTATTTGCTTGGTTATAATAAAGATGCAACAATAACAATAACGCAAAGTGATCCTTTGCCAGTAAGAGTAACAGGATTAGTAATGGAGTATATGGCATAATGTGTGACCCAGGAACAGCAATATTAATAGCAACAGCAGTAAGTGCTGGTAGTCAGTATCAATCAGGTCGTATGCAAGCAAGTATTGCTAGACGTAATAATGAGTTAATGAAAGGTTCAATAGCAATAGAAAATGCACAATTAGCAGAAGATGCAAAGATTGCTAAATTAAATGCTTTTGAAGAAGAAGAACAAAGAAAACAAATGGTAAGAAGAAACATAGCTACACAGAGAGCATACAATAGAGGATTAGAAAACAAATCTTTTCTTGCGTTAATAGATTATGAACAAGAAGCATTATCTAAAGATATAGCTAATTTAAGATTAGGAGGTAGAGTAGAACAAAATAGAATAGCTACACAAATATCAGTAAATAATGTAAGATCACAAACTCCAGACTTAAGTAGTTTCTATACTAAATCTGGAGCATTAGGAGCGGCAAGTACTATTGCTGGTGGTTATGCTGATTATTCTATGACTAAAAGTAATCCTAATAAAAACACTACTACTAATTCAATTACAAGTAGTTATACACCTGGAGGTGTTACAAATGTATCTAGTAGTGGATCAGGTAAAACTACTGGTTTTAAAAATAGTGGATATACATTTACAGGATAAAATATGGTAAAAAGATATTCAGATTTATCAAGAACTTTAATAAAAAGAACAGGTACTACTAATAATAATTTAGGAAGAATTGATGCTAGTCCAGTAGTACAATTTGCTAATACAGTTAAAAATGTAGCAGATGATGCTAGAAGTAGATATACCTCATTAGCAAAAACAAAAGCTATACAAGATGGAGTTAGAGATGGAAAAACACAAGGTATAACTTTTGATGAAAACAATGTACCTATATATAATAAAGTAGAAACAGGTGGTATTTTTTATCAGAAAGCATATGAAGAAGCTGCAACTGTAGAATATAAAGAATCTATACAAGACACAATAGCTAAAAAAGTTGATGATGGTTATAGAGATTGGTTAGAAACTCCTGAGTCTATTAATGACATGGATTTATTAAATTCAAAAATGACTGCTGGTGTAGAAGGTATATTAGAAGCAGTACCAGATGAATTTAAAAACTTTAGTATGTCAAAAGCTAATGATCGTATATCAAGTAATTTAAATAATGAATATAAAAAACTAGCATCAAGAAAGTTAAATGTATTAACAAATAATTTAGTAACAAGATTAGATAATTTAACTGATGAAATAGCAAATACTACTTTTGATTCTGCTGAAATGAGAGGAGATATAACTAGTAGATTTGAAGAAACATTAGAAAAATATGTTAAATTAAATTTTGGAGAAACTGATCTAGGAATTAAAAAATTAAAAGAATTTGAAGAAGCAAGTAATATTAATGCTTTTATTGCTGATATATTTCATGCAAATGATAAAGGAGAATATACTAATGCTGATAAAATTCAAGGCATTATGGATGTTTTAAATTATACTGGTACAGGAGTAACTATAAAAAATTCACAAGGTAAAGATTTAAATGTAGACCTTGATTTTGTAAGTAATAAATTTAATAGTGATGCTACAAGAAGTAGAATTAGAGAAAGAATAGGTAAAGCACTTAATATACAAAATACAAAAGTAAATAATTCTTTGCTTATGCAAGAAAAAAGTATTGAGTCTTTTATAAAATTAAATGGTGAATTAGATATAGAAATAAATAATAATACTCTTACAGAAGCTGGTTTAAAAAAAATATTAACAGAATTAGATACTGCATTTGATGACAATGCTGAAGCTACTAACATCTCAAGTGATGAAAATGCTATGATAAAAGCAAGAATAGCTCAGCTTAATTATAAAGACAAAATTAAACAAAAATCATCAAAGTATTTTTTAGATATAGAAAATGCTAATAGAAAAGTTATTTTAAAAAGGCAAGAAGAAGTAATCTTAAATAAAATTACAGATAATAATACTCCTATAAATGAATTAATTACAGAAGTAAGCGAACAAATAAAAAATGATCCTAAAAATAAAAACTTAATTGCAACAAATGAATTATTAAAAGACCCAGACAAAGTACAAATTATTCGTAGTTTAATTCCAGATAAAGATTCAGAAATACATAATGTAGGATATTTAACAAAATTAAAAAATGCTATTAATGATGGTTCAGGTGATGATAAAGATACTTATACAATAGGTAAAAAAGATTATACAGCAGTAGATTTACAAAATTTATTTGTTGGTAGTGATACAGTAAAAAAACAAATAGTAAATCAACTTAGTAATATAATACAAGAATTAAATGTTATAGGAAAAAAAAATCCAACAATAAGTCAAAATTTATCTGATATATACACTGGTAAAATTAGTCAAAGATATACACCAGCTAAAAAAACAGAAAAGAATGACCATTATAATGAAGTAATTTTAAAAAATAATAATATAGATTTTACAAATTTAGATGCTTATTTAAATGTTGAAGATAAAAATTTAAAAAAACAAAACATAGGTAAATTAGTAGATATTACACATCAATATAATACAACATTACATCATATGCCTGATGTTATATATGATTACTTAGGTAGACCAGCCAGTAATTTTGAAGAATTTAAAACAAAAACAGAATTTTTTACACAGTTAAAAAGAAATAATATAACACAAGAATATTTTAAAGATATAGATAAATATGCAAAATTAGAAGCGGCAAGTGCATTACCAGCAGATAGTAATTTTTTACAAACGTATTATACAAATGTAAAAAACCTATATCAATTAGATAAAGTTTCATTTGATGGTTATACAAATCAAATGTTTTCAAATATAGGAATGGATAATCCACAAAATCAAACTAATGTAGCTAAACAAAATTTTATAAAAAACATGTTATTTGCTGAATATAAAGAAAAAGGTAATCAAGTAGAAATGCATACTGCATATGAACAATTAAAAAAAGGTTTAGTAAGTATTGGCACTATAGCACAATACAATAATCAAATAATGGGTGCTGAACAAGATATAGAACAATTATTAAAAAAAACATTTGAAGCAAGGTTAGATACTATTATACCACCTAAAGATAGATTTATTCAAAATGAAGTATTTAAAAGTAATACAAATGTTGTAAATCTTACTGATAGAAATGATTTATTTCAAGATGGCACACTATCACATGAGACATACAAAAAAGCATCAAAAGTAATTACAATCGCTGGTGGTAATTCTGATTTTACAAATGTAACTATAGCAGTTATTAACGAATTAAAAACACGTGAATTTGATTTAAATTTAACAGATGGAATAGAAGTATCTAGTATAGAAAAAATGATAAATGACAATCCTAAAAGGAGAGTAAATCAAAAATATGGTTCAAATTTTGTTAATCCTAATGAATATAGTTATTTAAATTCAAGCAAAATAAAATTTAATGCAACACCAATTACAGATAATTTACCTAGTAAAGATAGTTTAGTTAAAGATATTTTTACAATACAAGACAAAAATGAAAATAAAATAGTTTTAATACCTGGAAAAACTTTTAGATTAGAAGCAGTAAAAAATAAGGCAAATATTACAGAAGGATATAAAGTTGTATTACAAGGATCAAGAACTACTGCTAAAGATGCTAATTCTTCTGCTATGGTAGAACATGGAACTATTAAAAATGCATCAGGACAAGATCTTATATTACCTTTAGATATAATGCTACATGATAATAATAACTTTTTAAACCAAGCTAATACAAAAGAGTTGTTATTAAATAGAGAAACTTTAGATGCACGTACAACTAAAGAAAAAGTAGAAGCTGATCCAAATATGACATTTAATATAACTGCTGGTAAGGTAGAAAAATATGTACCTAGATTTAGTAAGTTTACTCCTTTAGCAGTAGGAGATAATACTCTTAGTACAAAACAAGTTGTAAATATTAATCAAAAAGAATTAAAATATGTAAATTTACATAGAATTGTATTGGGAAGTCACAATGGTATACTTAATGAAGATGGTAGTATAACTACTATAAAAGGAAGAATAGTAGAAACAACAGATATAGTAAGTACATACGGAGCAGTACCAACAAAAAAATATCATCTTATTCCTTCTGTTATTGCTTATACAAATAAACAAAATGAAAGAGTATATAGAGAAATACAACCAGGAGAAGAAGAATTACTAGAAGATTATATTGCATCAGTAGGAGGATTAGATCAATTTCCATCTTATTCATCTGAAAAAGAAGCACTAACACAAGAAAGAAAAATAAAAAAAATTATACAAGATGATTACAGAGCATATAAAGGTATGGATCAACCCAATTATAGTTACACAGTTGATAAAGCAAAAGGTAAAGATATGGTTAGAGAAGGTATTGATTATATATTAAACATTACAGCTAATAATAATCAAACTAATAGAAGATTTATGTATGCTTCTTTAGGTACAGAAAGTGAATTTGGTATAAACAAACTTACATATAAAGAAGGTAGAGTAAGTACAGGTATAGCACAAATGGATAAAATTACTTATGATAAAAATGGAAAAGAAATAGTAGGTATATTTGATGATCTTAAACGTAGACATACTAAAGAATTAAATGCAGATACTTATGGTAAAGCTGGAACAGGATTACCTCCGATAGTAGGTAGAACAATTAAAAAAATAGAAGATGCTATTAATAGAGATTTTCCTGATTTATTAGGTGGGGGAAAAAAGTTTGAATTAAGAAATTTAACTTATGGTGATTTAGATAATCCTTTAGTGTCAATTGCTATGGTAAGAATATGGTTATCAACTCAAGGTGCTTTAAGTTCTTATGATACTGCACCAGAAGCATATTGGTTATATAAAAATAATTATAATACGAATTTAAAATTAAATACACAAAATAAATTTGAAGCATTTTGGAATGAGTGATTTATTTGATTTAAGATATAGACCAAATCCAGCACCTACAAGAACACGTTCTTTTTGGCAAGATGTAGGAGATAACTATAAATTTGTTTATAAACCTTTTTTAGATAGAGTAGCACAAGGTCAATTTGAAGAAGACCCAGATTTTGAAGTAAGTTCTGATATGATAAAAGACTTACCTTATAATTTACAAGAAGATTTAGTGATGTCAAAATCACAGAAAGAATTTGATTATAGAAATACTATATACAATGAAATGGCTTCTGTAAGAGAAGATTTAGCAATTAATAAATCTATTGGTGCTGGTTTGTTTGCTGGTATTTTTGATCCTGTAAACTTGATACCTATACCTACAGTATGGGGTATAGGTTTTTGGAGAGGAGCAAGAAGAATGGGTACTGCTGGTGCTGTTCTTACAGGTGGTCAAGAACTAGCAAGAGGTTACAATGATCCTCATTATCAACCTATTGAAAGTGTATATGCTGTAGGTGGTAGTACTATAATGAGTGGTTTATTAGGTGGTACTATTGGTGGATTATCTAAAAGATTTGGTAGTAATTATTTTAAAGCAACTTATGCAGATGATGGTGCAGATGAAGTAAGACAGATTACATATGATGGAGATTATATAGATATAGAACCTTCAAGAGTAACTTATGATAATAGTCCAGCACAAGGTACTGATCCTCAATTAATTACATACGAACCTAAATTATCATTTGATGGTAGGTATAGTAAAAAACAACCTATGCCAGAACCAAGTATAATTAATATAGATCAAGAAGGTAATGCAAATATTAGTAATGTTATTATTCCTAAAATGCCAGAAGGTTATAAAATACAATTTGTAAATACTAATAAAATAAAAAATGAAGCTGGTAACATGAGAATAATAAGTGCTTATACAGATAATAATAAAAAAATTATATATATAAATCCTAAATATATAATGGGAGAACTGTATAATAAAAAAGCATGGACAGATCCAAAACTATCAGGAGTAAAAGCATTACCAGAAGATACATTTAATAATCCACAAGAATGGTTAGATTTTATTATTATGCATGAAGTAATGCATACTCGTAACGCACCTGAGTCTTTAGGTTTTTTAAAAAGAAATGATCCTAATTATAAAAAAAGATTACCTGATTATGAAAATAGTATTAATGAATTAGCATTAAGAGAAATAAGAAGACAAAAACAAAACACTATGTATAACGGAAAAATAGATGGTACGTTAGGTAAAAGAATTAAAATAAAAGCAAAACCACAAAATAAATTTGATAGTATTGATGATAACTTTGTAGTAATAAATCCAAAAGAAATAGAAGTATCAGAAGAAGAAGTATTAAAAAAAGCTTTTAATGTAGAACCTTCTAATTATCAAAAATATTTAACAAGTAATTTTGCAGATAGAAGTATTAGTAAATTAAAACAACCAGAAGCATTACCTGAAAAAGCATTTGGTTTAGAATTTTTTATGAAAGCTAGTATGTATGGACAAGCAGTTACTAGATATCAGTCTTTAGCTACTAGACAATTTTTAGAAAGAGTTTTAGGAGATCGAAATGTTATGTATCGAGATGCTAAAAAAGGTGTAGAACCTACTGGAGATGGTAATGTGTATGGTGGTTCTGTTAAGTTAAATGCTGGTAGATGGGAGTTATGGACATTAAATGATTTTGTAAAGTTTGCTAGAGATGAATACCAATCAATGTTTACTGGTGTAAAAGAAACTAAAGAGTTTTTAACTATGGATACAAGGTATTATAGTGCTTCATTAAAAGCATTTATAGCTAATCGTAGAGATAAAAAAGTAATGACACCAGCTATGTTTAATCAAGAAGTTGGTAGGGTAATTATGAACGCAAGTAAACCTGAATCTTTTGGACAGATAAAACATCCTATACCTCAAGTAGCAAATGTAGCTAAAAAATTTAATGAAGTTATGCAAACTATAAAAAAAGAAGGAGATGCAGTAAAGTTTTTTAATACAAGAGATAATTTACAATATAGATATAATAATGCTTTTAGACAATTTGGTGAAGTTTTAGAGGATTTAAAAAGATATGAAACTTTATTAAAGAATCCTAATCCTACCTTACCTAAAGCAGTGTTGGAAGCATTACATTTTAATGCACAGTTTTATGCTGGTAGACATTTAGATGCTTTACGTAACATGGAAAAAGAAATGTTTGGTAGAGATGTACTATCTCAAAATGCTAGTGGTAGGTTAGAAGAACTATTATCAAGTGTAAAAACACAAAGAGAAACTGCTAAAGATACATTTACAAATATATTAAAAACTGTAAAAGAAAAAGACTACAGTAAAAGATATAATATTGATAATGAAGAAATAAAAAAGTTTAATAACTATTTAAAAGATCATTATGAAGAAGATGTAAAAATATTAAAAACTATACTAGAAGATTCTGCAACAAATCCTATGTCGCCTGAAACTAGAAATTATGTAAAGTCTTTAATTGAAAGGTTAAAATCAGCAAATGAATTTAAAAAAATAGATGTAGGTATATTTAAATTTAAAGATACAGAGTTTGTAGCTACATCAAAACAAATAAGTGCATTAAATAGATTATTAAAAAGAATGAAAGACCCTATGACTATTAATCAAAAAGCTTATTATGCTAGTCTAAAAAGAGGTATGTTTACAGTAGGTAAAAAAGAAAGACAAACAAAAGCTATGGATGAAGAAGCATTTTACATTCATAGAGATTTTATGATACCAGCAATAGAAGATAATAGAGAAGCATTTACTAATTTTTTAAAAAAACATTTTCTTAAAAATCCTAAAGCACAATTAAGAACTGCTATGACTTACTTAAAAATGGGTGCTAAAAGATATAAATACAAAAAACAATATTACCCAGTTAATGAAGCATTAGTAGATATGATAGCTAGAGATAAAGCTATAAGAACAGTTAATACTATATTAAGAGATTCGGAAAATTTAAATATAGATAATGTTCATGCTAAAGGTACAAATGCTTTTGTTAAATTAAGAAAAATAGATATTCCTAATTATATGTTTTTAAAAGATTATAATGGTATAGCTGATTTTGTAGATACAGATGTAGTTAATATACAAAGAATATATTTAAGACAAGCTGGTGTAAATTTAGAAATGGCAAGAGCATTTGATGGAGATAGATTTGCTACTCATGAACAATATAGAATACATGAAGATGTAATTATGAGATATGGAGATGAGTTTGAAGCAAATCCAAGAGAGCAAATGGATAAATTAAATATGCACAGAGATAATGTAGAAGATATAATTGATGTTACATTAGGTAGGATAAATCATAATACAGATATGGGATCAAGAAGTAATCAATTAGGACAAGGATTGATGAATTTTACACAAACAATTATGATGGGTAGTGCAACAGTAGCTGGTCTTGCAGACCCAATGAAAATAGTATTAGCACATGGTTTTAAAAATGTATTTAAAAGAGAACTTACAGACTTTCAAACTAATTTATTAGCACATGAAGCTAAACTTAGATCAGGCAAAGCAACTTTAATGAGTGGTGAAGGTTTTGATACACGATTAAATGTTGCTGGTCAAAGAGTAGCAGATCAAGCTGATCAATCTAGTAATACTTATAATAGAGCATTTGGTAAAATAGGAGATATGTTTTTAAAAGGTTTAGGTAAAATAAATACAGGTTTTTATACAGCAAATTTATTAAATCAATGGACAGCTTTATGGAAAAGACAAGTAGCTTATATATCAAATGATAATATATATAGATTAGCAGAAGCAGTTGGTACTGGTAAAAGATATCCTGAATTTGAAGTTGATTTAAAAATCTATACTAGCTTAGGTTTTGGTAAAGAAAAATTAGGTAGGTTATATAAGCTATGGACAAAACATGATGGACCAAAAAAATATAAAGGTAAAGATACTTACTTTACAAATATAGATAAATGGATGGATGAAGACCCTATTTTAGCAAGAGATGTTTTAGCGGCAGTCAGAGCAGAGCAAAACAATACTATAGTTACACCATCAGACACAGACAAAACATATTTACATTATGGTAAAGCAAAATTTAGCCATTGGAATAAAGATATGAAAGATAGACACCATAATTTATTTAAAATTCCTTTACAATTTATGTCTTGGGCATTTGCTTCTGTTAATAGAATTATGATAAGCACTCTACAAGGTAGACATAAAGGTGTAGTATCAGGAATGATGGCTATGTTTTCTGCTGGTATGTTAAGTGATTACATTAGAAATCCTGGATGGTGGGCATATAAAAGTGAAGAAGAAAGAATATTAAAAGCAATAGAATATTCTGGTTTAACTGCATATTTCTTAGATATTAACAACATATTAGAAGTTATGTCTGATAATAATTTTGGTATAAGACCTATGATGGGAGAAAAGAATCCTTTTACAGGCACACCAGAAGATATAATATCAGAACCATTTGGACCAGTAGGAGGATTAGGTGCAGATTTATATAAACTATTTCATCAAGATACAAAACTAGATAGACGAGCATCTATTGCAAGACGAATGATACCTTTTAATAATATATTTTATTTAAAATCTCTATTTAATTCAGCAGAAAAAAATGTTGTGGATATATTAGAATAATGATACAAGGATAATATTATGGCTATAGTAGTAAATGATACAACACCAAGAAATCAATACACTGCTTCAGGTAGTCAAACGCAGTTTACTTATGCTTTTGAAATATTTGAAGTAACAGATATTAAAGTATTTAAAGGTTCTACATTACTTACATATGCGGCAAGTCCAAGTGGTGTAACACAGTATTCAGTTCAAGGTGCTGGAACTTCTGGTGGTGGTACTATTACTCTCGGTGGTGGTGCTACAGTAAATGATGTATATACATTAGTAAGAGATGTACCTGTTGCAAGAACAACAGATTTTCCTACATCTGGACCATTTGTTATAGATAGTTTAAATACTGATTTAGACAAGATGGTTGCTATGATGGGGGAAAGAGAAGATGAGATAGCAAGATCAATAAGATTAAAAGATGAAGACCCTTCAGCAACATTGACATTACCATTAAAAGCAGATAGAGCAAGTAAAGTACTTACATTTAGTAGTACAGGTAATGTAGAAACTTCTATTACTGCAACAGATGTAAGCACAGTTGCTGGTATATCAAGTAACATAACTACTGTAAGTGGTATAGCTAGTAATGTAACTACTGTTGCTGGTATTTCTAGTAACGTAACTACAGTAGCTGGTAAAGCATCAGAAGTTACTTCAGTGGCGGCAGTTGCTAGTTTAATAACTTCTGACTTTGTAAGTGATTTAAATACATTAGCAGTTACAGATGTAATAAATGACATCAATACATTAGCAACGTCTGATATAGTAAGTGACTTAAACACATTAGCAACTAGTGACGTAGTAAGTGATTTGAATACATTAGCTACATCTGATGTAGTAACTGATTTAAATAAATTAGCAACAACCGATATTGTTAATGATCTAAACACATTGGCTACAACTGATATTGTAAGCGATCTTAACACATTAGCTACTAGTGATATTATAAGTGATCTAAATACGTTAGCTACTAGTGATATCGTAACTGATTTAAGTTTATTAGCAACTTCAGCAAATGTAACAAACATGGCAACATTAGGTGCATCTGGTGTTGTAGCAAACATAGCAACAGTTGCTGGAGCAAACTCTAATATTTCTACTGTAGCTGGAATATCAAGTAACATAAGTACAGTAGCTGGTAATACTACTAACATAAATACAGTAGCTGGTGCAAACTCAAACATTACATCCGTAGCTGGTTCAATATCAAATGTAAATTCCGTTGCAAGTAATTTAAGTACAGTAAATGATTTTGCTAATAGATATAGAGTAGATAGTAGTGATCCGTCATCATCTTTAGATGAAGGTGATCTAGCTTATAATACAACAGCTAACGTATTAAAATATTATAATGGATCAGCTTGGGTAACTATAGTTGCTGGTTCATTAACAGATATTGTACAAGATGGAAGTCCTCAATTAGGTGGAGATCTTGATGTACAAACAAATTCAATAGTATCTACATCTAATAGAAATATTACCATTACACCTAACGGATCTGGTAAAGTAGTATTAGATGGTTTAAGTTACCCAGTATCTGATGGTACTGCCAATCAAGCTATTACAACTGATGGATCTGGTGTTTTAAGTTTTTCTTCTATTGAAGCAAATGATTTGACAACACAAGGAAATTACTTTAGTAATTATAATAGTGTAAGTAGTGATGTTACATCAACAACAGCCAGCACAAAGAATGGTTTTCTCTTTGGACCGATAACTGTAAGTGGTAGTTCTACTTGGACTGTAAGTGGAGATGGCACATTAGAAATATTTTAAGGAGTAAACATGGCAAGTACAATTAAAGTAGATAAAATACGAGGATCAGCTAGTACGGAAGTTAAGTTAGATGGCAATCTAGATGTAAATGGAAATAGTATTGTATCTGCATCTAATGGTAATATAGCTATAACCCCAAATGGTTCAGGTAAAGTAATAGTAGACGGATTATCATTACCTACTGCTGATGGTAGTAATGGACAATTTTTAAAGACAGATGGATCTGGAAACATATCTTTTGGAAGTGTATCATCTGATTTAAGTGGAGATTCAAGTCCTCAACTAGGTGGTGATTTAGATGTTAATGGCAACTCAATTGTATCAACATCAAATGCAAATATAAATATTACACCTAATGGTACAGGAGATGTAAACTTAGGTGCTGATACAGTAATGGTTGGTGACAATAATGTTAACGCAATAGTTACTACTCAAGGTACAGGTGATCTTACACTTAGCACAAACTCAGGTACAAACTCAGGAACAATAGCAATAGCTGATGGAGCAAATGGTGACATATCAGTTACACCAAATGGTACTGGTAAAGTGATTCTTGATGGAATATCTCATCCAACAGCAGATGGTTCAGCTAATCAATTCTTAAAAACAGATGGTTCTGGTAATTTAAGTTTCGGTACTCCTGGTGGTGGTAAAGTATTACAAGTAGTACACGCACAAAAAAATGAATCTTTTGAAACTACTAGTTCTTCATTTGTAGTTATTACAGGTTTAACTGCTAATATCACTCCAAGTGCAACATCAAGTAAAATATTGATTATGATGTCAGCACCATATAGTTCTACAGCTAATGCTGGAATGGTAAGTATTTTTAAAGGAGGTTCAAACTTATTAGATTCATTAAAAGGTTCTAACCTCGGTAATAGAACTGCTTGTACAACATCAGCTGGTAACCCAGAAGGAGGAGCTGACGAACAAATGAATAATAATAGTTATAGTATTATAGATTCACCTAGTAGTACATCTCAATTAACTTATGATATTAGAGTAAGAGGTAATGGTTCTACTATGAAAATAAATGGAAATCATAACCCTGACAATATACAACAAAGACCTTGTTCTATTTCAAGTATTACACTTATGGAGATTGGTGCATAATGATAAACGAAGCTATATTAAAAATAAACCCTAATGCAGAATTTTCTGTTAATGCAGATGACATAGACCAAATTACTTGGTTAGGTGATACAACTCCTATATCAAAAGCTGATATACAAGCACAGTTTACAGCAGTTGAATTAGATTATGCTATGGAAACTTTAAGAATAAACAGAAATAAACTTTTAGCAGAAACAGATTACTTAGCTTTATCTGATAATACTTTATCTACAGAAATGGCTACTTACAGACAAAAGTTAAGAGATATTACTTCTGGTTTAGATACTGTTGCTAAAGTAAATAAAGTTACAATGCCAACTAAACCATAAGAGGTTTAATGATAGCTATTAAAAAAATTTATCAAAAGATTAAAGAAAGATTGTTTGGTAAGTTATGCAAATGCAAACCTAAGAAACGAGGTAGACCCCCAAAGAAAAGACCTTTCTAATGGTAGAACCAGTAACAGCAGTACTGTCAGGAATTGCATTATTTAAATCGGCAACTTCATTTATAAAAGATAATATCAATACAGTAAATGATATATCTGGTATAGCCAAACAGATAGATCAAATGTTTACTGGTCAACAACAAATTAATAAACAAAGAAGTAAAGATGCTAATAGCACTAAGAATGAATTAGGTTTATCTAATGTTACTGAATCCATAATAGATGCAAAATTAGCACAAGAGCAAATGAGTGAAATTAAAAATATGATTAACCTTCGTTTTGGACCATATACTTGGGATGAAATATTAAATGAACGTAAACGTAGGATAGATGCAATTAAAGAAGAAAAAAAAATAGCAAGGAAAAAAAAGATGCAAAAACAAAAAGAGATGATGGATCTAGCAAAGCAAGCTAGCATTGGTATTGGTGTTATATTTACTATAGTTGCCATGTGTGTAATTGCTTACGTTGCATTTGCAGAAGAAATAGATACAGCAGAGTGTATGGTTTTTAAACCAAAATATTATATGATATGTATGAACGAAGGACATGACATGGCTTTAGTTGAGCAACATTTAGACATACTTGAATACAAATCTTTATATATAACTGTACCTAACAAGGAGAAATAAGATGGCACTTACTGCATTAATTGGACCAGCAACAAAACTCATTGGTAAATTTGTAAGAGATAAAGATAAACAAGCACAGCTTGCTCATGAGATAAGTACTATGGCAGAGAAACATAGTCAGCAATTAATGCTTCAACAAATAGAAATTAATAAAGCTGAAGCAAAAGGTAATTGGTTTCAATCATCTTGGCGACCTCTCGTAGGTTGGGTCTGTAGTATATCTTTAATGGTTAACTATATGATCTCACCAATTTGTGCTGGGTTTGGTATAACAATACCACAAGCTGATATGTCGGTCATGATGCCGTTGTTGCTCGGATTGCTCGGACTCGGAGGACTCAGATCCTTTGACAAGTTAAAAAAAACTGATACCAAACTTATAAATAAATAGTTATAATAAATAAATTCTAAAAAAGGTGGCACGATGAAAGAATGGATTGGTTATTATGAGAACGCATTACCAGATACATTATCAAATAACATAATGAAAATAAAAGATGGTTGGAAACCTTCAGGTTTTTCTAGTCATGATGGTAGAGCAGATGATAAGTACAATAAAAAACGAGTTGTAATGGATGAAATTTACATACAACAATATCAACCATTTTATAATGATTTGTTTAAAGCAGTACTAAATGTAAATGTAGCTTATAAAAAATTACATCCATATATGAAGTACATGTCATCAGTTAGATGTACTAACTTTAGAGTAAACAAATATGAAGAAGGTGGTTTTATGTCTGAGCACGCAGATGCAATACATCATAGTCATGGTCAGCAATATGGTTTTCCTGAAGTATCAATTCTATTTTTCCTAAATGCAAATTATGGAGGTGGTGAGTTTGTTGTTGCAGATACAATGTATAAACCTAAGAAAAATTCTGCAATTATATTTCCAGCAAACTTTATGTTTCCTCACTATGTAAAGCCAATTACTAAAGGAACAAGGTTTAGTATTATAACTTGGCTTATGTAATTAAAAAACTAGGTACAATCATAAGCAAACATTTTTCATTGGTACTCAGTGAGCCTTATATCGATTCAAGAAATCCCAGTTTTCTGGGGTTTGTGATTATACTAGGGATATAATAAAAATCACAACATATAGTAATTTATCCCACAATAATTATAACAATCATGTTTATTAATAAAATCCCTAGTACAAATAATATATATTTATTGTCATTTACTTCAAGAGAAATGTTTGTCTGCACTATCTTTAAATATATTTACTATACGTTCTGCTCTTTCACCTACTTGATTATACCATTGGCTATCTTTTGCTTCTTCACTTGCAGTTAAATAGTCTGTAGCTTCGAGAGCAGCAATCATCTTTTTAAATTTACTAAGTCTAGTTATACCTAAGTTGTATGCCATGTTATAAAAAGACAACTTGATAGGTAAAGGTGCGGACTTTATAAATGGATAGTTCATATGTACTTCATCTACTACTGCCATAACTCTTTGCCTTAATAAATCTTCTGCTTCTTTTTCTGATAGTCCATGATCCTGAACTTCAATACCATAACCTATTGTCCATTTGTCTGCTGGACATAGGTATGCTATATGCCTACCACTATCATTGGTTACACTACCTTCATCTACCATCAATTGATTTACTAATTCATTTATCATATATACTCCTATTTTATAAATTTATATTTTGATATTTTAATTTCTCTTGGCTTCTTTCTTTTTCCCTGGTGTTCGGAAATTTCCGACCCCCCTCCTCTCCTATAAGGGGGTGCAGAAATTTCCTTGTCTATTCTTTTTACCACCACTTGTTCGTAACACTTCCTACAATAATAAGTACCACCTTTCCACTTTATAGCTTCATCTCCACAATACTTACATTGTTTCTTTAGTGTAGCTTTTCGCCAAGCATCATCAAACATACCCATAATTATAAGTATACTACATTACCTTTAATATTTTGTGCAAGATTTACTTTGATACCATAGCAGTGTGATAATGCCTTGATAGTTCTAGGGCTAGGTATCTTTCTTTCTGCATTAACTATAGTAGATATACTCAAGCCAGTCAGATTGGATACATCTAAATAGGTGTAATTACAATCTGCTCTGGCTCTACGTAATGTTAAACATATATTAGAACGGTGGTGCGTCATCATCTGCTACTGCTTTTTTCTCACAGAGTTCTACCTTACTATCAAACTTACCACACACGATACTGGTATAGTATGTA